CAAGTATCAAAAGCGGACAAAAAGTTCGTTTCAAATTGTTAGCTGAAGAGCCATTCATGTTCTATGAACTATGGGGTAACGAAGTTAACGACCCAGAAAGACGTAAGCCATTCCGTTTTGCTGAAGATCCTACCGCAGAGGATATAACAGAAAAACTTGGTGATGATTACGTTAGATCACTTTCCAGAGATGGAAAGATGAACGAGCCTTGCAAGATAGCTCACGCAGTTCCCATATATAATTACGATTTGGAACGTGTACAAGTATTTTCTTGGACTCAGAAAACTATCACTCAACAATTTGACGTAATCAGTCAGTTAGAAGATTACGAAGATATGACAGAGTGCGACTTCTATCTATCTCGTGAAGGACAGGGCACAGATACAAAGTACACTGTGCAAGCTGCCCCATTAAAGAAAGCTATGGCTAAAGCTGTAGATGAAGCATGGGAAGCAGAGAAAGAGTTCGATTTAGAAAGACTTCTTAAAGGTGGTAATCCCTTTAAAGAAGAAGAATAATCCCCATTCATACGGGAGTCGCTATTGACTCCCTTTTATTTTGCTGTATATTAATTATGGGAACGTGTATTTATTATCCATTCATGGGAAC